GGCGCAGGACAGTTACCGTAATGGCAGTACCAGTAATAAATGCAATAATTAACTTTAGCACTGGGCCATCATTTGCTCAGGCCATGATTATTGACCAAGGTATTTTAGGCACTAACGTTCTAGCAGATTCAGCAGCTGTAATTGTAGATGTATCAAACAAAATAAATCGTATTGAGACTAACCGAGGTCGCACTGCATTATCAGATCAATTTCAGACAGGTGCACTAACTTTACGCATAGTAGATCAAAATGGAGACTTCAATCCACAAAATGTGAGCGGTCCATATTACAATTTATTAACACCTATGAAGAAGGTGCAGATTACTGCTACCTTTAACAATGTTACCTATCCCATATTCTCGGGATTTATTACTTCTTATGTAACTATATATCCAGATGATTCTGGTGAAGATTTAGCAATAACAACAATACAAGCTGTAGATGCATTTAGGTTAGCCCAGATAGCACAAATCAGTACAGTTACAGATGCTACTGCTGGACAATTATCTGGCACACGTATTAACAAGATACTAGATCAAATTGACTGGCCTGATTCAATGCGTGATATAGATACAGGTCTTACTACTATGCAGGCAGACCCAGGCACTAACCGCACAGCACTACAGGCTTTAACTACAGTGGCTACCTCAGAGTATGGTGCTTTATACGTAGATGGATATGGCTCGTTTGTATTCCAAGATAGAGCAGTAACCGTTGGATCTATTGGTGGCACACCTACAAAGTTTGCAGACAATGGCACAGGTATCGTTTACTTTGATGCTAGTTGGATACTAAATGATGTGCTTATATTTAACAAAGCCACTATTACTAGAACTGGTGGCAGCGCACAGGTAGCATCTAATCAAGCGTCCATAGATAAATACTTTCTACACAGTTATTACTTAGACAACCTACTTATGCAGACCGATGCAGTAGCACTAGATTATGCCCAGGCTTATGTGGCCAGTAGAGCTGAGACCACGATCCGATGTGATGCTATTGTCCTAGACCTATACACGCCTAACTACGATACAGGCATAGTTGCAGCCCTAGACCTAGATTTTTTTGACCCTATAACCATTATTACTACCCAGCCAGGTGGATCTTTGCTAGAGAAGACCCTACAGATTTTTGGTGTACGCATGAACATAACACCAAATAGTTGGAAAACAACCTTTACAACACTAGAACCTGTCATAGATGGGTTTATAATAGGCAACGTAGATTACGGTGTCTTAGGACAAAACGTACTTTCTTATTAAGGAGCAATAATGGCAACAGGATTTCCAGCATCAACAGGTGACGTACTTACCTCTGGCATGTTTAATGGCTTAACTTCATTTACAGTAGGCACTGCTAACACTTCAGATTACACAGCTGTACTTAATGACCAATACCAGGTATTAGAGATAATGAATAAAGCCACAGCAATAGCGTTCAAGATACCAACAGATGCATCCGTAGCATTCCCAGTAGGCACAGCGATTACAGTATTGAATATTGGTGTAGGACTTTGCACAATTAGCGCAGTAACACCAGGTACTACAACAGTATTAAGTGGTGGCGCAGCACCAGCATCACCAACCGTTGCACAATACAAGACTGCAGTATGTATTAAAACAGCTGCTAACACTTGGTACATAGTAGGATCTGTTGCGTAATGATAGGTAATATAACTTCAGGTTTATATGCACCAATTCCAGCAATACCGTTTGATGGCACAGTAAATTATTTAGTTGTTGCAGGTGGTGGTGGCGCATCCGCTGGTAATGGCGGCGGTGGCGGCGGCGGTGGCTTACGAAGCACTGTGACTGCAACTGGCGGTGGTGGTAGTTTAGAAACAGCTTTAACTCTTTCAGCAGCAACAAATTATACTGTAACTGTTGGTGGTGGTGGCGCAGGCACAGTAAGTGCTGGCACTGCAACACGTGGTAGCAATTCAGTATTCTCTACAATAACTTCTACTGGCGGTGGTGGTGGTGGTGGTAATGCGTCTACTGGTGGTTCAGGCGGCGGCGGTGGTAACCAACAGTCAGGTGCTGCAGGTACTGCTAATCAAGGTTTTGGCGGTGGTAATGGCGGTGCTAATCCTAATTATGGCGCAGCAGGTGGTGGTGGCGCAGGAGCAGCAAGCGCAAATGGAACTGGAAGTAGTGGTAGCGCAGGTGGAGTTGGTGTAGCTGTAGCAATTACAGGTTCATCTACTTATTATGCAGGTGGTGGTGGCGGAGCAGATGATGCTGGTACTTCAGCAGGTGGTTTAGGTGGTGGTGGTACTTCAGGAGCGCCAGCAGGAGCTGCAGGTACAACTAATTTAGGTGGTGGCGGTGGTGGTTCAAGAGGTGGACAAACTGGCGGCGCAGGTGGTAGTGGTGTTGTTATTTTAAGATGGACAAATGGAACAATTACTATTGGTGCTGGATTAACAGGAACTACGTCTGTTGCTGGTGGTTACAAAATCGCCACAATTACTGCTGGCACTGGAAATGTGAGTTGGGCATAATGGCACATTACGCATTCTTAGATGAAAATAATATTGTTACCGAAGTTATAGTGGGTATTGATGAAACAGAAACTATAGAAGGATTAGATACCGAAACTTGGTATGGAAACTTTAGATCACAAGTATGTAAACGCACCTCATACCATGGCAATATTAGATATAACTATGCAGGTATTGGTTACACATACGATGCAGTTAGAGATGCTTTTATTGCACCTAATCCTAATTGTGGACATTTAGAGTTAATTCTTAATACAGATATTTATCGCTGGGAATGCACTAATGCAGAGCATGAGATTAGGCCGTGAAACCATGGCTATGTGCAGCTGGCGTACAGCTACGAGATCAAATTGATACGTGGTTTCCGGATAGGTCTACTAAAAGTCCAGAAGGATGGCTGGGTGATAGTCGCCATTCCGCCAGAAAATCGGATCATAATCCAGACTGGAGCGCAGGGGGAGTTTGCAGAGCAATTGATGTTAATGCTTGGTTACAGTCATCCGACAGTCTCGCACCTTATCTGGCTGACCAAATCAGAATCGCAGCCAAATCGGATTCACGCATATCATACGTCATCTATAACGGGCGGATATGCTCGAAAATATTAAATTGGAAATGGCGTAAATACAAAGGTATAAATCCGCACCGATCACACATACACTGTTCATTTACTAAAGCAGGCGATAAAGATGATAAGCCGTTTGATATACCACTACTAGGGGGTAACTTATGAAGATCAGTAAGAAGCAAAAAGCAATATTAAAATCATACTTTAGGGGTGTGCTTGTATCATTCTTAACGTTCTTAGCAAGTAATGAGTTAGGACTAGATCCAGTTATATCAGTAGTAGTGGCCGCACTCGCAGGCCCAGCAGCTAGGGCTTTAGATAAATCCGATGATGCTTATGGCCTCGGTGCAGATGAAGCATGAGTCCGGCAGAATGGGCAGCTTTTGGCGCTGGCGGTTGCGCCGTGCTGAGTGCCGTGCTAATAGGATTACGTTTTTTAGTTAAAGGCTGGCTTAATGAATTGCGTCCTAATGGTGGATCTAGCATGAAGGATCAGTTAACAAGATTAGAACAGCGTGTTGATGATCTATATTCCCTAATAGTTAAGCGACAATAATCCTATGGCTGATACAAGGCGTAAACGTAAAAAGATAAACAGACGTGTAGTGCGTAAATCACCTGAGCCATTATCTAGACTAGATCAGCATTATATTGCTATGAATGAGATCTACAAGGCTGCACGTAAGGCTGGCTTTAGTGAGAGCTGTAGCTTGTATTTTGTATCAGATAGAGCGACTATGCCAGACTGGGTTATTGGTGATGGCGGCATCATACCTAGTATAGATCCGACAGAAGAAGACGAAGATTAAGCGTGTTGCGTTTGTAAGTGACTTGCAAGTGCCTTTTTTTAATGAGGCTGCAGTAAAATCTACTGGTAAGTTTTTAGCCAAGTGGCGACCTCATCAAACTATTTGTATTGGTGATGAAATAGATTTACCACAGCTAGGTGGTTTTAACGCTGGCACAATAGATGAGATGGTCGGTAACATAAATGATGATCGGCTACAAACACAGCAGGTGCTAAGTTACTTAGGAGTAACAGACGTGCTTGGCAGTAATCATGGCATAAGACTTTAT